ATGATTTGCCGACATCATCAATACATGATTATTTAGGCCGATTTTATTTTGGTGTAACCGAACTAACTGAAGAACAACGTGCGGAAAGCAAACAAATAACATTTCGATTGTTGTATGGAGGTATTGACTCGGAATTTTTATCAATTCCATTTTTTGAAAAGGTAAATGCATTTGTATATGATCTTTGGGCTAAATGGAAAGCAAAAGGACGCATTGAAACACCCATATTACATCGACCTATTACCAAAGATATGGTAAAAAATATGACTGCAAACAAATTATTTAATTACTATTTGCAAGCCGTTGAAACAGAGGTATCAGTTCAAAAAATACAACAAGTACAAGCATTATTAAAGACCCATAAAACGGTTATAATTTTATATACATATGACAGTATTTTGTTTGATGTGCCAGTAACTGAAGCAAAATCGTTGTTGCCTCAAATCAAAGAGATGCTAGAACAAGGCAACTTTCCCACGAAAGTAAAGTGTGGGAATATTTATAATAAATTAAACACAATATCTTTATGAACATAGATTTAATTTTAACGGAGTGGTGTTACAGATTACCTAAAGGGTATCCAACTCGCGCACAAGATTATGAGGTATTATACAACGTAATTTTAGAGACAGCAAAGGTTACTCCAGAATATGCCCGACAAATTGTAGAACGAGCAAAAGGCACTATTATCAATTCTATTAATGAAGGACTTGAACTTGGATCTATAGAAAATCAAAATTTGTCAAAAGCTATACAATCAGTTAATAAAGAACAAGATTTGGCAAAATTCTTAAGTTTGCTACCAGTTGCATTAGAATTGCCTACTTTAAAAGTATTAAATAATTTATCATATGAAGAATCTCAACAATTTGCAACTTTATTATATTCAGAAACAGAAATTAGCGAACAGCTTTTAAATACAATTAATTTCAAATCCGGGGTATTTGGTCGTTTGTTTGAAATACGTCCTACAGGTCTAGGAAAAGGAGAAGTACTTTTAGCAGCAATGTTTCGTGATTCTTTTATAAATGGTGGATCCGTATCATATGATTTAAATGTTAATGGCGCAAAATATGAAATAAAAGATTACAGTAATCCAAAAAAACCAGGGGCATCAGTTCGTTTAGGAACAAAAGGTACAGTAACAAGATTCCGATATTGGGATGAAATTACTGCAACATTTCAACGATTATCGCAATTACGAGGTATTGACTCATCAAAATTTGATTTAGATAAATTATTACCAGAATCATTATTAGTAGCAATACGATATTTAGACAGCCGGCGCCATGTTATTTTAGCTGGAAATTTAGGAATGAAAGATAAATATTATCTGGATATGTTTTATCAAGAAGCAAATAAATTACAATCTGAAATTAAAGGCTATACCAATGTAATTTTAAGAGGCCCGAATGCAATTCCAATTGAAATGTCGATTGAGCCTATTAATGATGCTAATGGCGATTCATTTGTAATTCGACCTGTACGAAACGAAAGTCAAAATTTAACATATGTTAATACTGAGTTGCGCCGATTAAAATATGTTAGAAACCCATTAGATTTAGATATTGATATGGATTCAGCCGTTCAAGCTATTATTGCTGATGTAACATTCATAGTATTCCGTCCTACTCGAATAAATGTTACGCAAGATTTGCGTTATGTTTCAACTGATTCCGGAAAGGTACGTATTATAGAAAAAACTGTCACCCCAGACGATACCGAAGATATCGAAAAATCCATTGAGGAGCAATATTGAAAACACAATTACTTTGCACATTTGCACATAGATCAGACTTAAACATAGTATCGGATTACATACAACAAAGCTACATTATACCGGAACAACGAATATTTGTGTTTGCAAATGCTGATGCTGGTGATAATTTGTATTGTACATATAATGCAGATGCAGGAACACGCAGAGGTCAAAATACAATAAGCATTCATCGTAAAAAAGAAACCAATACACTGTATACTGTTAATGCACTCAATCAAATTATAAAGGCAGTTAATAACGGCGTAATAGATAAAACATACCAATTAGATTGGAGTATTTATCAAAATTCATTTATACTTACAGACGAAGCAGGATATCGAGTGATTGATTTGATATTCTTCAAGAAAATAACGTGGTAACGATATTTATATGTAAGGAATATCATGATAAAATTAAAAAAAATACTAGCAGAAAATATGCGTCGATTCGGCACCAAGAATTTGAGCGAAGCTAATTTATCCAACTTATTTAATTCATCCGAATTCGTTACTGGTGCAAATCGCGATCCTAAAACAGGCAATTTAATAGCAAAAAAAATCAATTGGAAATCTTTAGAATTTGAAGACATTGATCCAAAAGATTATCCGGATTTTGCTAATGCATATGTATCATATGCAGAATATGAAGACGGCTCTGCACTAACAGACGATGAACTAGAAAAATTAGATACACAATATCCAAAAGAAGTTTATAACGCTCTAGAAAATTATTTGCATTAACGAGAAAACATCATGATAAAATTAAAAACATTATTAGAAGATACAGATCAAAACAACAACGGATATCCGGATTCTACAGAAGGATCTACAAATAATGAATTTACAGCATTGTTATCATCGTTAGAGTCTGATTTAAAGGCATATGATGGTGAAGAAATAACATATGAAGACGATGACGAAACAATGGAAATAACTGTAAGCATTTATCCAAGTGAACTCAAAAAAGAAATTGTCCAAGCCATTAACGTTATACTAAAAAAACATCCATTATTTAAGATAGACAAAGACACTATTGATCGATATCGAGATGAAGACGGCGTTACTTTAACATTTGATATCATTAAAAAATAAACAAAAAAACTTATGAAAAAATTAAAAAACTTGCTAGCAGAAAATATGCGCAGATTCGGTACCAAAAATTTGAGTGAAGAATTTTCAGATATAGAAAAACTAGCATTTGGTGGACCTCGTGATCCTAAAACAGGCAATACATTGCAACTAAGCCAGGAAGCCATGGTAACAGTAAATGGCAAACAGCATGCTGTATTAGCAAGTGCATTTGATGAAGCTTCAATTAACCCGAATGATTCATTCACTGCTAATAAAATTCGTGAAGCTGGTGCTAATCCAACTAACTGGGTATTACTTCAAGCTACCCCAGGTCCATATGATTCTGCTTATGATGATTTAGGTTCCAATCAATTAAGGGCTCAATGGAATAGCGGAGCATGGATGTTTGCCCCTGCTGCTAAATTACAACCTGCCATTGCCGGTTCTAGTATAGCAACTACCACACTAGAAACAGGATCTTGGGAAGCATTCACAGCAGCAATTGCTAATAGAATTAATACCAATAAAAATGATCCGCGAACTAATTTAACATCTGCTGAAATCGATAGTGCATATGAAAAAATGTCTAACGATGCACAAAATGATTTATGGAATGGTATATGGGGCGAGTATAAATGGAGTGTTGGTGCTAATAAACCTGTTGATGCTGAAAATGCTGTTGATCAAGCAATTAGAGATTATTTTTCTAAAGTAAAAAAATAAACAAAAAAACTTAACAATTAACTTTGAATTAACCCATTTATTAATTATAATTAATAAGTAAACAGAATATATTATTAACAACTTAACAAAAGGCAAAAAATGGCTTTAAATTTAGACGCTATCAAAGCGAAGCTCAACCAGCTGAATAAGCAGGATGACAAAAAACAAAATTTGTGGAAACCTGAAACAGGCAAAACTCGTATTAGGATCGTTCCTTATATACACCGCAAAGACAATCCGTTCTTAGAATTGTATTTTCATTATGACATTAGCAAAAGATCCATGCTATCTCCGATTTCATTCGGTAATGCAGATCCAATTGTAGAATTTGCAGAAAAACTAAAAAAGACGGGTGACAAAGACGAATGGTTAATGGGTCGTAAGATTGAACCAAAAATGAGAACATATGTTCCTGTAATTATTCGTGGTAAAGAATCCGAAGGAGTTAAATTTTGGGGATTCGGCAAACAAATTTACACGGAATTATTAAGTATCGTATCAGATCCAGATTATGGTGACATTACAGACTTGATGAATGGTCGTGATATTGATGTTGAATTTACTCCAGCAGAAGGTGCAAATTTTCCAAAAACAACAATTCGTGTTAAGCCTGCAACTAGTGCAGCAACGGAAGACAAAGAAATTGCAACAAAAATCATGACTCAACCAGAGATTACAGATTTATTTCCTGAACCAACTTATGAAGAACTAGAAACAGCTCTTAAAGAATGGATGAATCCTGAAAATGCAGACGCAGATGTTGATTCTGAAGAAGCACCAGCAACTCCAACTAAAACCGCAAAACCAATTGCTGGTAAAGTAGAGGATGTTGCATCAGCATTTAACGATCTATTTAATTAAGGAGTAACAAATGGCAAAGAGCAAAAGCAAGTCAGAACTGGAAGACAGTTTAGCAAATACCCTAGCAGAAAGCATTAACAAGCAATTTAAAGGGCAGGCATTAAAAACTGCATTCTTTTTAGATGGTGATGATGATTCACCCAGCAATGTTAAAGAATGGATATCATCGGGATGCTCAATGCTCGATTTAGCAATTTCAAACCGTCCATATGGTGGATTTCCTGTTGGACGGATTACTGAAATTACCGGATTAGAAGCATCTGGTAAATCATTGTTAGCAGCACACACTTTAGCAGAAACGCAAAAGAAAGGTGGATTGGCTGTATATATTGATACTGAGTCGGCTACTAGTTCCGAATTTTTATCAGCAATTGGCGTTGATTTAAAAACCATGTTGTATGTGCCATTAGAAACAATTGAAGAAATATTTGAAACCATTGAAACAATTGTTGAAGGCGTACGCAAATCAGACAAAGACCGTTTAGTTACAATTGTAGTAGACTCAATTATGGGTGCATCTACAAAAATTGAAATGTCGGCTGAATATGATAAAGACGGATATGCAACCAGCAAATCTATTATTTTATCAAAGGCAATGCGTAAAGTTACCAATTGGATTGCACGAGAACGAATTTGCTTGATATTTACCAATCAATTACGTGTCAAAATGGGCGTATCATTTGGTGATGCTTGGACAACTTCGGGTGGTAAAGCAATTCCATTCCACGCATCGGTTCGTCTTCGTCTTAAAAATACGGGACAAATTAAAGCAAAGGTTAATGGAGCTGAACAAATTGTAGGAAGCAAAACAAATGTACAAGTAGTTAAAAACCGTATGGGGCCTCCACATCGTAAAATAGATTATGAAATTTACTATGATAGTGGAATTGATAATTGGGGCGGATGGCTAGGTGTAATGAAATCATTTGATTTAGTAGGACAGTCAGGTGCGTGGTATACAATGGAAGATGTAGATCATGAAACTGGAGAAACCTTTGGAGAAATTAAATTCCAAAGCAAAGATTTCGTTGAAAAGGTAATCAACAACCCGGAAATGAAAGACAGGTTATATAAAAGAATTTGCGATGCTTACATATTCAAATATCAAGCAGGTATTGATGGTGGAATTGATGATGTTATTATTGTCAATGAAGTAATTGATGAAGAAGGATAATGAATAAGTATCAAAAATTATTTAAAGAGTTACAACAAGAAAGAAGTTTAGGTCCATCAAATGCCAATGATCATCTCATGGTGTTTGATGGCTTAAACACCTTTATAAGAAGTTTTGGCGCCACTCCGGCATACAATGAAGATGGCGATCACGTGGGAGGCATATCCGGATTCTTATATTCAGTTGGCAAAACAATTAGAGACTTTAAACCTACTCGATGCATCATTGTATTTGATGGACGAGGCGGATCGGCAAAAAGAAAACGAATTTATAAAGATTATAAAGGAAACCGAGCAAACAAAACTAAATTGCGCAGACACGATCATCATGATTCTACATTGGAACAAGAACAAGAATCAATGCGACATCAATTTAGTCGTTTAATTTCATATCTAGATAATTTGCCTGTTACATTTATTTCGATGGATGGAATTGAAGCAGATGACACAATTGCATATATTGCTCAAATGTATGAAGACACTTGCAAAAAAATGACAATTGTTTCTACGGATAGAGATTTCTATCAATTAATAAGTCCTACATTGCAAGTATGGTCACCAATCAAAAAGAAAATGTATAATGAAGAAACATTGATTGACGAGTTTGGTGTTCATCCTACAAATTATGTTGTATATCGTACATTTACGGGAGATGCGTCAGACAATATTCCAGGAGTAGATGGCTTTGGTCCAAAGACAATTTTAAAAACATTTCCAGAGCTTGTTACTAACACGGAATTTACCTTAAAGGATTTACAAGAAAAATGTAACACTGAAATTCAATTGAATGAATCTAAAAATTATCAAAAAGTAATGAATAATTATGATACAATTGATAAAAATTATAGATTAATGAACATAAAGCTTTTGGATATTCCTGCGCAGACCGCAACAAAAATACGAGGAATAATGGAACAACCAGTGCCTGAATTAAATAGGGCAGAATTCCAACGTTTGTTTTATGAAGATAAGATGTGGGCAATAATGAGAAACTTGCCGGAATGGTTAACTAATACTTGGTTATCATTAAATGCATTTGCAAAACAAACGCATAAATAAATTTGAATTTACAGTAAATTTACTTATAATTGTTATATGACAGATAAATTAAGTGACTACGGTTGGGGCTTTCAAGTTAAAGTTCTTGCTGCCATGTTTACAGATAGGTTATTTTTACAGCAAATATCAGATATTATACGAGCCGAATATTTCGACTCTGATGCAAATAGTTGGTTATTAGATATTATATTAACACATTTTCGAGAATATAAAACACCCCCTAGCAAAGATGTTTTAAAAGTAAAAATAACGGAAATTGAAAATGACATATTAAAGGCAACCATATTAGAACAATTAAAAGATGTGTTCAGATTTATGGAGTCAGATGACTTGACATTTGTTAAAGATGAAATTTTAAAATTTTGCAAGAATCAGGAAATTAAACAAGCTATAATGGATTCGGTTAGTTTGTTAAAACATGGAAATTTTGACGAAATAAAAACCAAAATTGATAGTGCCATGAAAGCCGGAGCTGATACCAATATTGGATTAGAATATGTTACGGATGTAGCAGCACGATACAATGAAGCAGCACGACATACAATAACGACAGGATGGGATGTAATTGATGATTTGATGGATGGCGGATTAGCCCCGGGAGAATTAGGAGTTGTAATGGCACCTGCAGGTATTGGAAAATCTTGGCTTCTTATTAATATTGGAGCACATGCAGTCAAAGCTGGTAAGACAGTTATACATTATACATTGGAACTCAATGAAAATTATGTTGGACAACGATATGATTCAGTATTAACAGGAATACCAGCACAAAATTTAAAAAATTATCGCGAAGACATTGAAGCTAAGATGCTAACACTTAAAGGCGATTTAATTGTAAAATATTTTCCTACCAAGTCAGTAGGAGTTATGGGTTTAAAAGCTCATATAGAAAAAACAATAATGCTAGGCAAAAAACCAGACCTAGTAATTGTAGATTATGGCGATTTGCTTAAAGTTAACATTAAAAAGGACAAACACGAAGCCTTAGAGGACTTGTACGAAGAGTTACGCGGTATGGCAGGAGAATATGCCATTCCAGTATGGACTGCATCACAAGCAGGAAGAAGTGCCTTAGAAGATGATATTATTGAAGCAGACAAAATTGCATCATCATATGGAAAAGTAATGGTTGCTGACTTTTTAATGTCGCTTTCTAGAAAGGTAGAAGATAAAATGTCAGGAACAGGAAGAGGACATGTTATCAAGAATAGGTTCGGCCCAGATGGCATAACATTACCTAGTAAAATTAATACAAATAATGGACAATTCCAATTCTTTGAACCACAAACTCAACAAGGAAAACAGACTACACAAATAATGAAAACCGGTGAGAATATGGTCAAGAAAAATTTAGCACAAAAGTTTAAGGATTTAGGCGGATCTTTAGGATAAAAACATATTTATATAAAATGGGTTAGGAAAGGAATTTCCGCCCTTTTTTTATCTAAAATTATTTACATACACAAACAAAGAGATTACAACCAATGGACATTT